CGTTGCACATCACTCTCTTCTAGGTTGGCCTTCTTACCATCAAGCATAAACAGTTCTTTGAAATGGACAATATAGTATCGCCCCTGTTTATGCAGGATGTGGCACGACTGGAATAGTTTTTGTTCTTTGCGTGACGCTACACCGATACGGGTCAACGTCTCACGGACTTTGAGGAAGTCATCGGGTTCAGCTAGAGTGATCTCTAGCATATTCACTGGACTCCATGAAACTAATTTATTTTCTTCCACCTTTATACACCTTATTCTTTATCGCTTTGATCTGAGAAGGTGTGAGAAGAGATAGGATTTGTCGTGCCTTTTCATTACTGTATCCATAGTATTCTTTCACCGACTCAAGGTCGTTTTCTACGTCAGGTTTTACCCACTTGGAGAAACGCTTTCGTTTCCTTACCATATTTATAAGAAACTGATATTGTAGACGCGAGTCCAGTTGGTGATACCTGTTCATCTCGTTTGCGATGACAGCGGTGTCGGAAAAGTATGAAAGGGATCGATTGACCATGAAAGAGTTGTATGCTTTCTCATCATCAGCCGTAACCATGATGTCTTTCTTAGACAGGTTAATACTGTTTACATAATTAAAGGGGTTCATGATTTCATAATCCAGTTCGTTTGCATAATGGGAGTATTCCCATCCTCAACTAATATACCACACTTCTCAAGAAATGTCAATCCTTCTTCGGTTCGATATCGTTCTTTGTAAACGACTCGTTCAATTCCTGATTGATAGATAAGTTTGGAACATTCGAGGCAAGGGGTACAGGTTGTGTAGAGAACCGCACCCTCCGCCGATTCTGTTGATTTCGCAACCTTTGCGATAGCATTCGTTTCCGCATGTAGTACTTCAGGTTTAGTAGTAAGTTCCGAATGGGAGTCGAGTTTGAAGAAGTCGTTGCCAGTGTATTCACACTCATTGTCCCATCCACTAGGCATACCGTTATATCCAATGGAGATGATTCGGTTATCTTTTACGATAACACAACCGACCTTTCTCCGTTTCGCAGAAGACAACTGTGCGTATATCTCTGCGACCTCTAGATGTGCCTTATCCCACTTATTCAATTGCCCAAAGTTCCATCTGTTTTGGAACCCATTGCCCATCAACCTTAGTCAGTGTCGCAGGTTGATGAGGCATTTTCTCCTCCATACGTGGGACAATAATCACATACTGTCCCGTGTATTTATCAATAGTATTCCCGTAAGAATCTTGCTCTAAGTTTTCTCTCGACTCGGTGTCGAGCATGTACTTGATACTCATAATCCAATCAATCCCCACCCGTGATTTGCCACGGCATTTAATATAATAAACCAACATGTCGCCATGTGTGTCACCCACCATACAGTCCTAATGGCTGCAATGGTATCTGCTTGTCGGTCAGTCTCCCCGACTTTCTCCCCGAGCGATCTCGCCCAGAGTCTCCACCAAACGCCTTTCTTCTTCTGGTTCATTGTCCTCCCCATATCGGCCACGAGTCCTGTTACCGTCGCTGTTTAGTTCGGTAAGATCCTGTTGAAGATGCTTAAAGTTTCGCGGTTGTTGTTCCACTGAACTATTCCTTGTTATCATGAGTGCGCTTGTATTTATAATAATCGCGCAACGATAACTCGTAATTGTCCCATAGAAGGTTAAATTTATAGTCGGACATCTCTTTGACACCGATCAATACATTCATGAGTTTATCAGCATGTTTGGCAGGAAGATCACCGAAGAACTCATCATCTCCAATCATCTCCAAGATAAGTTGAAGGTCATCAACAATACCCCATGCTCGCATGATATCATCTTCCATTTTCTGCATTGGTGGTTGGTAAATCATTCGTCCATCTCCAGTGATTTCATCGCCTCCAAGATCTTGAGTGCCTGATCCAACAGTATTTGAGATTGTTTCTCCAGTTCCATGGCCTGTTCCGCCACTTCGATAGACTGTTCAATGATTTCATCTAGAATCACCTCCTGATCCGTAAGTTCAGGGATGACCAGTCGGTCATAGGGAAACGGTATTACATTGTCCGACATTACACATACTCCACATTAGCCATGCACTCGGTGAGACAGGCGACTAGGTTAAGTTCATGGTCTGCAACAAACGCATTCTTGTACTGATAATCAGCGAGAATGAGTACCAACTGTGGTACGGACGTAGGTGCAACATTACCTTCCATAGAATCGTAGATACCACGGAAGACGGCAGCCGGTTCAACGTCCATGTTGTTGACCACCCAACTACGCATCTTCTTGAAGTCCTTGTCTTTGAGAGACTTGTAGAGACCCGCATAGTTGGAGTTCAGATCATTTACGATCACAGAGGTATTTAGTTTACCAGAGATAGAGTGACGTTGGCACTCGTTCAGTACACGCCTCCAGTCGGGTGCATACTTGGTGATCACACCAGCGAGAACCTCGTTGTTGTACTCAACACCTTCACCGTCAAGGATAGTCCGTAGACGTTCCATGAACTGACTGCACAGTACAGCCATGATCTTCTTGGAGGTGTTGAACTCATACACACCACACCGTGAGTGCAGAGGTTCGATCACCTTGTTCTTGAAGTTACAGGTCAGAATGAATCGACAGTTCTGAGAGAACTCTTCGATGAAACCACGCAGTGCGGGTTGAGTTGACTGTGCGTTAAGGTAGTCCGCCTCATCAAGGATAACAACCTTGTAACCGCCAGAGAGAGAAACGGATGAGGCGAACTGTTTGATCTTACCACGAAGGGTGTCGATGTTGCCTTCTTCAGAACCATTGATGACAATGTAGTCAAGACCAAGTTCATCACAGATGGCACGTGCGATTGTGGTCTTACCCAGACCGGCAGTGCCAGTGAACAACATGTTTGGAATCTCACCGGAGTCTACGATCTTCTGAAAGGTGTCTTTCAGATCATCAGGTAGAACTGTGTCGGCTACGGTAGACGGGCGATACTTCTCAACCCAGAGGAATTCGTTAGACATTTAGTCTCCATAATAAAAGTGTTTCGTATGTTGTACATTGTACATTATATGAAACGGAAAGTCAAGAAAAAGTTCGGGGATGGGAGGGAAAGGAGACCCCCCACCCCCACGACATTTCTGCCGTTATTCATCAACGCCCTGTTCGGACTGATACTCTTCACAGAGTTGAATGATCTGAACTGCTTGATCACGCAGTTGACCAATGGTTGAGAGTTCCTCTCCTTTGATTGCTCCTCGTTGAACAATAGTGTCGATCACAGCCACACATGAACGTGAGACGCGATTCCCCAGTTCGTAAATTGCTGTATGATCTTTTTGTGCCTTTGCCATCTTTATGCTCCGTAAGTCGATGATTTTTCAAGTGCGATGAAGTATTCAATCGTTGATTGTTTACTCTTGAACTGAGAGATAAGTTTAGAACTTACACCCACCTCAAAGTCTTCGTTGACAACCTTCAGGTTACCAACATTCATGATGAAGTTGAAATCAACTCCTTCAGGGTATGTACCCTCTACGTCAATAGAGAATGCATTACTCGTTGCGTCTTTACTGTCAATGACAGACAAACGTACCGCACCAGTTACGGGCGTGATAGAAATCTCTTCGTGACCCAGTGCAGCCGCAGCACGTTTGACTTTACCCAACGTGTCTGTATCTAGGACAAAATTAACTTCTGCATCTGGCATGGTAATATTCTTGCCAGGCGAGGTCAACATCTCAGGGTCAGAGAAGAAGTACTTGACCGAAGAGCGACCAGTAGAATCACCCACGACAACATAGTCCTTCTCAAACTTGAGTCGAGGCGAGTCCACTAGGGATAGGACATTCAAGAACTCAGGGAGATCATAGATGCCAAATGACTGAGGGAATGCCTCACTCAACTCAGCGGTGGACAACACATTGCGAGCTACCGAGATAGTCTTTAGTGTGCTGCCTTCAGTGATAACAATGTTCGGATTGATTGTTGCATAGTTCTTCAGAACTTGCAGTGTATTGTCGGTTAGTTCCATAATGTATTTCCTTTACGATTTTGTGGACAGTATAATACCACAGTGGGTTACAAATGTCAAGACTTTATTTTACTAAAGTTCTTTTCTTTTACAAACTCGATTTTGCGCTGGAAGGCTGCATCCTCAAGTTCACTCTTGTGAGAGATAACAAACACATTGGTATCCTCACCAAGCGTCTCAATAATCTTCATGAGGTTTTCAATACCCTCTTCATCCAGAGACGAGTCAAAAGTCTCGTCAAGGATCAGTAGATTGGTTGCGACACTATTCTTCATCTTCGCGATCTGTCTCCACGTGAATAGTAGGGACAGGTCAATACGTTGCTTCTCACCCTCAGAGAATGAGTCATACGAGAATGCATCACGATGTCTAGATCGGATAGTCTCTTGAAAACTCTCGTCAAGATCAAAGTGAACGAAGAAGTCTAGTATCTGTAAGTACTTGTTGGTCAGCTGGTTGATGACAGGCAAGTACTGTTTGATGATCTTGGTCTTGATGCCGGTATCTTTCAGTAACTCGGCATACACTTGGTTATAGGAGTGTTGTTCGTTCAGTTTGTACTTACATTCCTGTAACTTTTCCTTACTGCAACGCAGTGTTTCCAGTTCAGAGTTGGCCTCAGATAGATCACCAGTCTCATTATCAATACGAGATAACTCATTATTCAATGTATCGATGTTCCGGTTAATCGTGGCAATGCTCTGGTTGTTCGCATTCACCTGTCCCTGCCACTCACGCAGAATATTCTGTTGAGTATACAGTGCCTCCAGTCTACCGTCAAGTTCTTTCTTCTTGGCATCGTACATGTCCAAGGCCTCAGCAATAGTAGTCGCGGTAGACCTACACTTATCAAGGTGACTCTTCTTAGTCTCTTCGTCAATGTCCTGACTACACGTGGGGCAGATATCATGCTTCTCAAAGAACTTGGCTTGTTTCACCACCTCCTTCTGTTGACTCTTGAACCCAGCAGCATACTCGTCCAGTTTCTTATCCTCGGTGGTGGACGTACTGATCTGGGATTCAATATCAGGAGACTTCTCTGCTACATCTTTAGATAGTTGCACGTTCTTATCATTCAGCACCCGAATCTCTTCCTGTAGTGACTGGATGGTTGCCTGTTTCTCTTTCTTCTGTTGTGCGGAGATCTCACTCAGGTCACGGAGATACTTCTTCTGTGCATTGATCTTGGTGTCTACGATATTCAGTTGATGAGTGTTCTCGTTCATCTGATCCTTCAACTGAGCCATCTTCTCTTTGAGGATACCGTTCATCTTACTGAACATGTTGATGTCCAACAGATCTTCGATCACCTCACGACGAGAACCACTCGCCAGTTGCATGAACGGCACAAACGACGATGACCCCAACACCACGATCTGGTGAAAGGATTTGTGATTCAACTTGATGATGTTCTTCTCAAGAATAGACTGGTATTCTTTCGCATGGGAACTCTGGTTGATCATGTTGCCGT